GCTATTATGATTTACCATTTCTTCAATTTCTTGAAGTTTTTTAGCAATCTCTTTAATAGTATTTTTTACTTTTTTTTCCGGAGTTATTTTTGAGTCTCCAGATGCAAAATTACGATAGCCTTCAATTAGTTGTTCATATTTACGATCCATCGTTTCTTCTGCTGATTCTGCGTGTTTCTGTGTTTCTTTGTTCGATTGGATACTTGGTGCTGTGTTTATTGATTCTTCAATACCGGTTGCATATGCAACTTTTTTTGGTTTTTTACGAAATGCGTTGGGAGTTGAATATCCAGCAATTGCACCCGTTACATTTTGTTCATCTAACTCAGTATTGATATGCTCTTCATTTATTTCAATTGACTGTTGATCAAATACACTTAATAGATCAGATAATTCCTCTGCATTATTAGACGCGTATACATTGGATCCGTATAGTACAATGTCATCGTAGTTTCTAGCAATATCAGCATATACCTCTAATGCTAACCTGGCGTCGCGACCGGAAACCTCTATATAATTTGATTCTGATACTCCTAGATGATTTTCATTAACTGGTTGTTCGTAATGAGTAAATGCCTCATCTAATTGTCGTAAAAAACTTTTCATTTATGAACTTCCGTTAACTCATTAATTAAATCAAAATAACGTAATAAAGATAGAATATGCGATTCTTTAATTACTTTTATACTTTCTACATTACATAACATTTCTGATAATTTTTCTACTTTAATTTTAATTACTTTGTCGTCTATACGCTTAGCTTGATGTTGTAACTTGGTTTTGATGCCAGGTATAATTTTATGAATATATTCTTTTAACATTGTAGTATCATTAACATTTGTAACATACTTATTTAATAAATGTTTTTGATCTTCTGTTAATCCGGAATATTTTTTATTAAAATTGTCAATCAATAATTTATATGTTAGTAATCGCATATCTTTTGATTGTGATTGAAATTTTTCTAGTACTAAATCTTTTTGTATGCTTACTGCAGTCTTAGTTAGTAATGAATTATCAACAATTACTCGTTTACATTCCATTAATTGTAATGTGTTATTAGATTCTTCGTGTTCAAAAAGCATATTAATTGATGCTAATACTTTATAATTATTAATATGAATTTTTGAAATATCTTGAAATTTAAACTTATCTGAAATTTCTTTTACTAAATTATATCGTTGCCTACGTAATGAATCTTGATTAAGTTTTTTATGTGATACCATAACCATTCGAATATATTCATATGCACTAGCTTCACTCTTAAATTGATGTTCTTTTATTAATAAATTGTATAAATTTAATTCTTGTGCTAATTCAGTAGCATTTCCAAAATATTTTTTAATAATATCAATTGTTATTGATTTATCAGAAGATAGTGTTTCTGACGTTAATTTCCTAACTAACATTTCAAATAAAATACCAGTATTTTTATATTTCGAATGTTTTAGTTTCTTCATCGTATACGCTTTGCTTTTATTTTTTAATAAATATGTTTATTTTATAAAATATTGTTTTCATCTAACATTGTGCCCAAATCGTGATCTATGGTTTGTGATTTTAATGATTCAATTATAATTTTACGTGTTTTATTAATTGGTATATATTTTATAATATTTTCAGCTTTTATCGTATTTTTATTTTGTGTAGTTTTTTGGCTTGGTAGAAATGCAGTTTTTTGATTTTCAATATTGAAATCTTGTTTTAATTGTTTAGTACCAATTGGATCCCAACCAAATGCATTCTTATGTTGTCCAGGCTTAATACCTTCGGGTGGTCGACCTCCTTTATCTTTTTCTAAAACGTCATTGCTAGACATATGTACTGTTGCTAAATCGTGTGGCGTACCATATGATACTCCTGTTATAGCTGGATCATTTCCTTCTTGTTCGACTTGATTTTGACGGAATCTAAGTTTAAGATCTTCTAATACATCGGTACGTTCTTGAAGCCATTGGTCTTCTGACATATTAAATATGAATTCGTATATATATCGATCTGATAACAATTTCATATCTTTCATTGTGTTTGCCAAAGTAACCTTTTCATTCATTAAAGCTACTTTTTGTTGATCATATATAATTGATGGTGCAGTTAATTCTAATTCAAATCCAATTAAATCTTCAGCCACAAACCCTTGTGTGTATAGATGTACTATTGCAATTTTTGATAATTCTGATACCACTATTCGTTGTACCCGTTCAATTGTTCTAGCAAAACGTATATCCATTGATGCTAATGTGGTTTTACCTTCAACTCCCTCATCATATCCTAAAAATGGTTTAGGTATCTTAAGGGCAGCCATCATTTTGTTTCTAACATATTCAATGTCATCCATTCCGGTAAATGTCATACCAGGCAATGTATCAATAGTAGTAGCTGATTGACCTCCTCGCACTGGTAAATAATAATCTTCCAACATGTTGTTAATGTTAAATTTAAGATTATAATTTCCTGTTTGTGGATCTATGTGTGGAATTTTTTTCATTTTATTGATAATTTGTTCCATGTAACTATCAACTTCGTTTGGTGGAATATTACCAATATCAACTTTAAATATACGTTTTTCCGGTGCACGCATTATACGATGTATAAGCATTGCATCTTCTAGCATCATTAATTTTTGAAATTCTTTACGAGCACCTTCTAACATTGATCTACCATATGGTAAAAAGTTAGAATCAGATAACATACGAAAATGTGCTATTTCATACACCTCATATTTTTCACCTGATTCTGATACGTTATTAAATTTAATATCATAATCGCCAGTAGCTGGTTTAAATTCTTCAAATCGTTCAATTTCATAACTAGAAAATGGCCTTACATTGACTATGCCAATTTCATCTACAATATCTAATTTTAAAAAGAAATCACCGTATTTAGTCATTTGACGAATCCATGTCCACAGGTTGAATTCTATATTTAAAATGTCATAAAATAAATTGTATAATATTTTTTGTACACGTGTATTGTCTGTGCGTATAGTTAATATATCGCCGAACTGATCTTTAAGTGTTGATTCATCGGAATATATATCTAATGCTGATGATAGAATTGGATCTTTATCCATCATTTCATAATCTGTGTATAATTGTATGCGGTTTTGTTGCATATAATTATTGGTAGCATATCCACCATCATGTCCACCAGCTCGATATCGATTTGAACCATGCAGTCTATTATATCGATCTGCAGTTTTGGTTTGGGTTATACTACCAGCACCTTGTAATGCATTTGTATCTATTATTTTTAAACGATTTTCACCGTGTGCCTTAATAATTATATTGGTACTAAATAGATTTTGTAAACGTTTTCTTAATGACGCCATATTTTCTTTTTAATATAAATATAGGCAGTAGATAAATCCACCATTAAATTAACCAAGTTAGATCTTGATTACCATCGCCAGGATTCCAATTCCATCCGGTGTCAGTGCTATTTGATTTACCTGTATATATAACTGGACTTGTTTTTTGAAATTGCGATAATGCTCGTTTATTCAAATCAATTCCTTTTTGTCTTAATCTTAATGCTGTATCTCGTAGCCATAATGCAATACAATAAGCCATAACTAAATCATCGTTATATCCTTGTTGTGATTGTGCTTTGCCATTTAACCATATAAATACAAATAATTCTTGTATAAGTCGTTTACTTCGTATTTTAGGAGAACCTTCTCGCATATACATTTCCAATGCAGATATCATTAATGGTCTTGTTCTACTAGATGTAGTTACTCCAGGTACCATTTTTGATTTATCTTGTGTATCATAGTTCTTTTTTAATTGAACTGCTGCATCGACATATCCGTCATCTTTGTATGTATAATGTAAATTTGGATATCCTCGATCTAATGCTGGTTGAATTGCCGCCCATCCTATATTTGCATTTTCTATGGCTAGTAATGCAGTATTCCATTCTGATGCAACTGCTACTAACATGTTACCAAATTCATTAGGAGATATTTTTCCTTTATATTCAGCAACTTGTGTTATTGATTCTATTTCAATAACTTGGAATGTGGACCAATCCGCACCATCACCGCGGGCAACGTCTGCTACAACTACATAATCTTTTGCATAATCAGGATATTCCCAAATCCAATACGCCCCGTCATACCCTCTACGCTCAATTGGTTCCTCACATAGATTCTGATAATCCATTAATATATTACCCTCTATAACAGTATGTCCTGAACTAATGAAGTCACAATCACATTCTTGAGCAGCTCCTCGTTCACCCAATAATTTAGTTTGATCATCGCGCCAGGCCTGGTCTCGCTCTGGGTGCACATTCCAATGCAATTTAATTGTTTTGAATCCATTAATACCAGATTCAGCATCAGCCCAAGTTTGATGAAACCAGTTACCAACACCATTTGGTGTAGATAATACTATTGCACCACCACCTGTAGATAATGTTGCTTGTGATGCAATCCATATTTCTTCGATGTTTCGAATAAATGCTGCTTCATCTATAATAAGTAATGATAATGCTTCTGAACGAGCACCGGTCGATGCTGATGAAATTGCCTTTATTTGTGACCCGTTCTTAAATTTCAATGATAATTTATTGTTTGATGTAATTTCAGTACGCAGCCAACTAGGTAACATTTCATTCATAACCTGAACTTTGTTAACTAGGTTTTTTGCTACTTCTTGAGTGGTTGCAATTACTAATACATTAAAATCGTCTTTAAACAGCATACACCATAAGGCATACCCGGCTGATAATGTTGATATGCCTAGCTGTCTAGATTTGAGTATAACATTGTAACGATTATCACGTAACTCCGTTAACGATGTTTCTTGAAATTTATATAAATTAAATTTAATTTTACCGCGCTTAGGATGTTGTATATAACAATAATTACGCATAAAAAACACAGGGTCAGTTGCACATTGTGTGTATTGTTGTTGGATAATTTGTTTTATAGTAGGAGTTGCCATGTTTTATTTTACTGATTCTATTATTAATTTTGCAGTTAGAATTGTTGTGAATATACCACCTGTAAAATAAAATATTTTATTATCATACCATTTTGGTTTTGTGTATTTTTCTCGTTCTATATAAATTTCAATATTTTTATGCAATGCAGCTGTTTGTATTTTATAATAATTAATTTGTATTGAATCTAATTTAATTATATATTTTAAATCTAGATTTAATAAATCGGTATGTTTTAATAATTCATTATTTAATGTTATAACTGCATTTAATGAATCTAATGTATATGAAATATCTAATATTTCCTGTTTAGTAAAACATGTATCTAGTTTACTTGATTTTTGAGTATTACCATTAAATGATAGTATTAATGCAAATATTACTAATATACGTTTCATTTTTTATCCGTTATAACTTTATTGGATCTATGGCTTCTTCTTTTTGTTTTACTAATGATATTTTCAATTGCTGCATCAACATTGGTTGGTTCTTCTATTGTTAATGTTTGTAATTCTTGTTTAATATCTTTGATATTTTCTTCTTGTTTTCCAATTAGATCAAGTACTTGTTCTTTTTTAACATCAACCGATTTAATCTGTTCCTCTGCATCTTTAACAACATTATTATTATTAATAATCGCATCATCAGTTTTTTTAATCGATTGTGATTTTTTTCTTTTTGATGATATTGTGTATAGGCCTATCAATGATAATATTGCACCAATACCATACATTACATAAATTTTAATTTTATTTAGCAGTGTCATTTTCTTCTCCATTTAGTTTTTTTAAAAAATCGTCTTTAAATTTGTCAAATTGTGTTTGAATTTTATCTTCAAATTCTTCAGGTGTCATTTTTGCTGACCATGTTTCTGTTGCACCATCTGTGTTTGATACAAAATTAATTGCTTGAGTATATGTTTGTTTTAATAATTCAACGTCTTTTTCGGCAGATGCTAACCATGCAATTGCATTATCATGTACACGTTTACGTTCATATTCTTCATATGTGCCTTGGTTTTTTAATTCGTGTTCCATTTCAATAACACAATCAAAACACAGGCCATGTATTTTACGCATTTTATCATCTAATGGATGCATTTTAGATGACATTTGTGTACACGTGCATACCTCTTTCTTGCAATTTGGAAATGACCGTAATTCATCGCGTACTGATTGTAATGCATCAGTGTTTTTTGTTTTTTTAATTCGGAATCCATCACGCTGCTCTATAATATATGTAACTTTACTAACTGGGTCAGTTTCTTCCCAAACATCCCCAATCTCGTGTTGTTCATTGCGTTTAGCAGTAGCGTCTGCATCACTAAATCCAACAATGGTTTTAGTTTGAAACTTATGAGTTCCGTCTAACATTTGTTGAACAGCTTTAATGTTTTGTAACTTTTTTGCCATATATAACTTATTTATTTATTTTTTTTTGTTTCAG